TTCTTCTTCCTAATGTATAATCGGCTTTGTTTCTTCTTCTCTCAACTTCTTTTATCCAGTTGCAATTACAACACAAAACCTGAAAACCTTTGGGGTATTTGTGTGTTCTCAACCAAGCATTTATGGTCGTGTTAAATGTTTTGCGATGTTCAGCCCCATTATTTTCAATGTGATCAATCGTTAGTGCTCGAATGTCATCATATCCACAAATAGCACAACAATTTTTACCATTAGAATAATGTTTGATTGCTTTAATTTTAAGTTTTTGATCGTAGTCGTGATACCAATATTTACCTTTTCCAGAAGCCCTCCATTTGGCCTTGTTTCTCTTTCCATATTCACTCTTGTTATAGCAACCAGTACAGTACCCGTGTCCTTTGTGTGGTTTCTTTGTCTCGCCACAGCCAATACATTTCAAATATTTTTTATTCCAAATTTTAGTCATCTTTATATTCCATTACTTACAACTTCTATTTTTGAATCACTAATTCCCGAAAGCAGTTCCTTGTGATAATTAGACTTTACCATTATCTTATCGATATTTTTAATAAGCTCCTTGGAATAGTCTATTGCTGAAACAATGTCATGCAAGTCAACGAAGAACTTTTTACATTTAACTTGACCGGCCAGATATGGATTTCTCCACTGGATGAATATGTTAAATTTATCCTTTGGATTAAAATAGTACCAAGGCAACCATGTAGTACCATTCTCGTCAACATGCTTTTTTTCTGGATCACCATAAACTATTGTTTTATAGCCACGTTTAGACCATTCGGTTGCAAGCTTAATAACGGCAGTTTCCGACCCGCCAATTCCGCTTTTTGTAGATTCTTCCGACCATTTCTCAAAGTGTTTCCCCCCAAAGTTGGCAAAGTAGCATATCTCGTTCTTCTTCCACTTACGGGGCTTGATCTGTCTCTTAATGTGGTTGATGACAAAGGGTTGGCTAGACAAGGCGTCGGGCAACTGGTCAATTATCTTGGTTATGTTCTTACTAGCTCCAATATCATCTAGGTATTTAAGAAAGTTGTCTAATCGTTTACAGTTATCGTTAAAGTCTTTCATGTCATACAAGAAGGCTAGGTTATCTTTGTGTTGTTTAGTCGGGTCTTCTTTCAATAACATCTCTGCTGACTTAACCGCCTCGTCTGGGTCTTTAGCTACGTTGTAGGCAAGTCGTGTCTTTAAATCCATTGCCATTACTTTCATGGCCTTAAAGTTAATCATATTTCCACTAAAGTCGCTTATCTCCATGCTCATTCCAATATCCAACCAGTGTTTGGCTTCTAAATATCTCTTGAGGTTGTAGTATGCCGTTGCTAGTCTTATATAGAATAAAGGTTGATGGGCCCACTCAACGATAGCGGAATGGAGACACTCTACTGACCTCTTATAATCTCCCAATCTACCATGACAAATACCCAACTGTTCCCAACACACCCCTCTCTCTTCATCCCACCCTGACTTCTTTATGTACTCTTCACCCATCTTTAAACTCTTGAGCCAATTCTTTCTGTCGTCCTGCTCGGCATAAATCTTGATTAAGTAAAGTAAAGTTCTTGGGTCAGCCCCTTGTGGACGCTTCAACTCTCCCTCTAGTTGCTTTTCTAGTAATTCTCTGTTTCTACCCTGTTTCTCTCCTAGTCTCTTACCGTCTTCAGTGTGCATGACTGCAATATGTCTACCGTCTCTGGGAGCAAAAGAATAATTAGTATTCCTATTCCTTTGTCCTTCTACCGGTACTGGGGTTTCATGCAATCTACTCTTCCATACTGTAGTTCCCGGCCTCATCAATCTTTCTCTTAGATGTTGCATATCCACACTAACCATATTTTTGTAAACCGGCTTACCGTTAAAGGTACAAGCATACCAGTAGGTAAAGAATACGGTGTCCTTGCCTCTGTCCTTAGCCATTTGTGCCACCTCTCTCAGTTTGTCTCCTCCAACAAAGATATCGTCTGTGTCTAACCAGAGAATGTAGTCCGTATCCTTAGGTGCTTGTTTAAAGTTAAAGTTTCTAGCCGCACTGAAATCACCAATCCATTTAAAATAAGAGTATTGATACCCCTTCTTCTTGCATAATTTGTAAATCCTATCTATCTTTTTACCTGTAGCGGTTAAACACACTGTATCTACGTATTGAGCTATCGAATCTAGGCAATTTCTCAACATCCCTATCTCGGAGTCATCTTTAACGATGATATTCAAACTTATTTTCATGTAAAGTTGGAATTATGTAACATTGGGTATAGCTTAATACACTTTTTAATAAACTTCTTGTTCTGAACCTTTATTAAAGGGAAATATATCTTAATCATCCTGAATAATCTGGGGGGGAAACCTATCGCCTTCTTCAATCCTTTATTCTTCTTGACTAACTCACCCAACGACCTCTCTACTGCCAAATCTAGCTTAACGTCATGTATCCAATCTTTGTACTCTTGGGGAAAGGTTTTCATCCATACTTGAATAATCTGACCAATCATATCCCAAAATACTAGCGACTTAAAATCTGCTTCTGGTCTACCAAACCGTATGAAAATAGTGTCTAAGCCTTCTACTAAATAATCTTCCTTAATTTTAGGGCGGTAATCAGAAAGGCTCCTCATGGGCTATTGTAGCATGTATGTCAAAACGACAAGACCCCCACGCTGGGGGGTCGTTTTGATTATGTCGTTTCCCTTGAACCTTACACTATTTGACTTAGAGCGTGTTGGGGTAGCCAGTTCTCCTTACGGATGCTCTTTCTGCGTATGAAACCACAGTGAGTTCCGTTAGGTACTGCCCATTGTCTCTATCACCATCTTTCGCCAGTTCTTGCCACATTGGCTCTCTGCCAACCAAGAATGCGTGTTTAAACAACTCTTCACGAATTGCGAAAACTTCAACAGACCCAGCAGTCGTGTAGACGTCTTTGTGTGGAATAATCATGATGGATTGACCAACTTGACTATCGTACACTTGGACTTCTGATGTGAGTCTTTTCTTGATAGCTTCGACGTTTCTGGTATTCGTGGTAAAGCCGGATATTCTCCTTTTGATCACCATAGGACAGAGTAAAACATCTGCCACATAGTCTGAACCGACAGCGTCCCATGACGCATTCATTATGTCGTTGAGTTCAGTCTCAGTAAAGGAAGTATACGAAGTACGGGCGGTGTAATTGGTAGAAATCATTCCACCTAAACCGTTCATACCTCTTGCTGTACCGGAAGCACCGGAAGCAACTGCGCCATTGATCGTTGAATACTCCATTTTGGACTTTAATCTCTTTAAAGCCTCAGTCTTGTGAAAGACGTATGGGTCTTCGTGGGTCGCATGGTCTATTGCTCTCTGTGTTCCAGAAACACGAACTGAAGAAGTCATAATAGCTGTAATGTTGTTGGTTCTAGTAGGTTGAGTTAAGACGCTGTAGTCAGCCGCATAACCTTCAGCAGTAATTGAATTACTGGTTGGTCGTGCAACATTATGAACTACCCACTCGTGCAGAGTGTTTGTAGCATCTGGAGCTCTACCTAGGTTTGACGTAAGGTAATTATCATACGAAGGAGAAACATCTCTCAAAATTGAAAGAAGCGACTCTCTACGTACGGTATCACCATCTGTCATTAGACCTACGGTTGTACTTGCCATATTTTTTTCTTCAAATTAATAACTTAGTAACCACTTTTCTGCATCCTTTCATACATGGATTTGCGGTCTCCCTGCATTGTTCCCTTAACGAGTTCTTCTTGCGAAGTCCCCCTGTTGGGAGTGGATGAACCAGAGGCGTTTATCTGCTCTTTAGCTGTGATTGTAGCTTTATTCTCTGCTTCGGCTTGTGCGTCAGCTTTTTGTGCGTCAGATTTATACAACTTAGAAATCTCATTGGCTGCAAGATTGACATCCTGCTTCCCTTGAGTCATCTGTCGTATAACACGGTCTCTAACGAGATCGAAAAAGGCCGGATCAAAGTCTTTAGATTCAGGGTTAAGGGTGGGATAGTCTTTGTGGACCCTCCTCATTGCCTCAGCCTCTGTATACCTAGCAACTTTCTGGCCTGTTCTTTGTGCAACAATCCTAGCCTGTCGGGCTTCGGCTTGTGCCATTCGCAAAGAATTTTTTAAAAGAGCGGTGTCGACATATCCTTCAGCATCAACGAAATCGTCTTGCTTAACTTCAGGCCGTGGTGCTTTCGGTGCTACCGGTGGCACGACTGCTTGAGGTCGGAGGCTGTCTAACACAGATTGCTTCTGTTGGGTTTGTTTGCCCTCCAGTTTGGCCTTGAGTTCTCTGTTCGCCTTTGTTAACTTCTCGAACTCCGCCTTAGTTCTTTCTTTAGCGTCTGCTGGTAGCGAGCCTTCAGTTGCCTTAGTCAGTTCTTTAACGTCTGCTGGTTTGTTATCGGTTGGCAATTCCGCTTGAGTGTCCTTCTCACTATCTTGCCTAGTTGGTTCTATTGGCATAGAATCCTCCTTTACTGGTACTGAATTTATAGTGCTCAGTTTATAGTCGGAGCATCGGACTGTACCTAAGTAAGTTTAGATAGTACTGGGAGAAATTATCAAGTCCTCTTCTTTAGCAACCACACAACACACAAAAACCCTATTAGTAAAACTAACGCCAGTTCAAAATTATTAGCCTTTTCATTAAACACTAAATAAGGTTCATTCGTACCAACACCAACATTTTCTATAAATTCCACACCACGATATTATCACATAATTTAAATATGTCCACCTTTTTTCAACCTTTCTTTCCAATTCTTCCTATGCTTCTTCTTTCCGTCTTGTACTTCCTTAAACTCTACAAAGTTGTTCTCGCGCCTTTCTTTTTGCTCTTTGACTAACTTCTTGGCTATTTGTATATCAGTTAGTTGTTTCATTTTCTCTCCTTAAATGCTTGCCACAATGCTCCTATATTAGGTCCTTGCCATTGAGCGCCACATGACTTGCAATGAATAATATTACCATTTAAAACCACGTCCTTATGGGGGCACTTCTTGTTCTTTAGTTCCACTTGATACTTAGCGCCGTCAAAATCCTTATCTTCTAATGGTGGGAGTTTAGACGGAGATTTAGATTCCATAGTTCTTACCTTTCTGAACTAACATTCGCTGTAAGTTCTTAATCTGTGCCTTTATGCTTTCTTCGTTCAAATGCCCTAATATCGTTTTGCTTACTTCTACCTCCGCCCTGATAGCACAATAAGCATCGTAGAACTTATCCCTATCTTCGTACTTGCTGGGGTCTGGCCATTCCTTGATTAGGAGGAGCCTGAGGTACGGGAGCATTCCCAGCTTGAAGTCCACCGACTTTACCAGTCTGAGGAGCGCCTGGAGGTTGTCCAGCGCCTTGGCCTGGGATTGCTTCTGGGAGCTTTTCAAAATATCTTTCTGCGTCTTTTGCATTGTTATTTTCTAAAATACTAACCAATAATTCTTTAATCTTTGGTTTGTATCCTTCTAATTGTAACATCTGTCCCACTTGAGGATTCATTAACATCTCAAAAGCTCTGTCTTGCCCTTCTCTCATTTCTTCGTTAGCACCGACCGCCATTGATTTAACATCTGAAACATAATCATAAACTCCTTCCATGTCGTCTTGAGTTATATATAAGTCAGCGCCGTCTTCTAATTCACTCATCTTCATTTTAGGTTTAACGCCTTCTTCGGTAGTAACAGGATGTTTAGGCACTTTGCCTGCTTCGTACATCTTCGTTAAATCATCATCGCTTACGTTACCGTCTTGTAGTTGAATTGTTTCACCTATAAGCCTCATGGACTCTTGGTCTACTTCCATCTCATCTAGTCCTGATCTTTGGAAATACTCGAATGACTCCGTTCCCAGTATTTTCATTACCACTTCTTTCTTCTTTGGATCACCGAACAGGAATTGCTTGTTATTTGAAACCCACATGTTCATCATGTCTTCTATACACTCTGCTAGTTTGTTTTGGTTTGATTGGTCTCTTATATTTTGTTGTTTGGCGGTTTGTTTTACCTCGGTGGCTGTCTTGTCAGGATTGAATTGGTCTATCTGACTTACACCTTGGCTTAAATCTCCCATGGCGGTGTTGAATGCTGAAACTAAAGCCGAATAAGTTGTCTGGAAATAACGCAAGGCCTCTCCATTGCCTTTCATCTCCTCTACTGCGTCCATTCTGTCCACCATCCATTGTGCTTCTGGACCATAAACTATTGTTTCTATTCTACAAGCACCTGTTAGTATCTTTAGCGGAGGTCTGATATGAGTATTCATGTTGTCTAGATATCCACATAAAGTAGCTTGTATGGCTCTCCACAAAGGCAAACATGGTTCTACCTCGCTCTCACCCAAAGGATCGTCATTCAATGGATAATACTTTAATTGAACAATAGGTATCTTGCCATGTTTATTGGGATTATTTATTTCTCTTAATATAATGTCATGTTTGGGTGAAAAGGTTATCCACTTATCCACACGGTACTCGTTTACAATCTCAACTACTGGAAATACTTTATCTTCACCCACTCTGTCAGTTAATCCCTTGTTGCTTAACAACCTACTGGTATAAGCGGTGTCTCTTCTGTCATTCCTTGTGTCGTCTTCGTTTCTTATGGCGTTGATCAATTTAGAAAGTCCGGGATATAGTTTTCTGTCCTCTTCCAAATCCTCTACCTTAGCCCATTCTCTGTGTTGAAACCACTTGGCGTCTCTTACATTCTTTGAGGAGGGGTCTAATCCACAGTCTCTTATATCTAAAGGCTCAAATTCATTTCCTTCAAAAGTTACCTTCTTGCCTTCCTTCATCGTCTTCCACAATACCCGCGCAAATTTAGAAGCATAAAGTCTAGTGTCCATGTCCATACTTGACCACTTTGAAAGCATTGTGCCTCCGTAAGTAGCGTTGTCCCATTGAAAATCTAATACTGAATTATTAATCCGTGCCTTTAATATATCTCCACCCTCTCTTGGTACTAATCTGCCTCTTAATTTAGCATTCAATAACCTTCCATTCTTTTCATTTAATGATGTTCTTATTCTCGGGTCTACTACCCTAGATGTATAAGGCCAATCAGTAGGTAATTTTCCCCAATAAGCGTCAGTAACAGCGTTATAACCATTATTGCGGTTAAGGCGAGTCTCCATGTCTTCAGTCCATTGATTATAGTGTTCTTTTACTTCGAGAATTGTATCCATAGTTTAGTTTAATGAAAGGCTCCTCAACTTTTCAACCCATATAGGCAAAGAAGCACCAGAACACAAAGACCCCCACACGGAATCTTGATTGTATTGCTCTGTTTTAGCCAATAAAACATCTAATTCACCAAAGCCTTGAGTAGTTAAAAATGGCTTACCGTTAAACATCCTAACGCTTCCACCCTCTATCATTCCATTTAAAGTATTAAATACCGCTCCGTCTCTTGTTGCTAGTCCTTTTCTCTTGGCTCTTGCCCCTTCTTTTTTAAATAGCTTCGTTCTTATCTCACCAAACATATAGAAAGAAGTTAGTATAAGATTACGAACCGTGTCCGTTAGTTCGTTCTTCTCAATTTTAAATATCTTATTTAAACTATGTGAGGAGTAAGTTAAATCGACCATTTTTCTTTGTTGTATTTTGGCACATCTTGTCGTTTTTTGTAACTCATAGCGAAATATCTAACTGCATCAACCGCGTCATCAAAAACTTTAAACGGTACTTCTTTAATTGTATTGTCAGCACTCTTATTCTCCATCCACCTATACCTTTCAAACTCATCGGCTATCCAAGTTAAATTCTTGTTAAACATTAATGTAGGCTTACCAGTATCCTTTCTAACCTTTAAAAGTTCAGCTACTTTAGCTATTCCGTGTTTGACTGAGTCTGGACCTTTCTCTACCGCACCAAAGAATACTCCAAATTCTATTAATTGTTGAATTGACATTGGTTGTGCGCTATCTGCTACTGGATTTATTATCACTTTGCCTGCGTCTTTCGTTTTAACTACTTCCGCTATTTGTCTTTCAGTCATTCCCTCTTTGTACATTCCATCGTAACCGTAAATCTCTTGCCCATTGTTATTTATCGCAAAATAAATCAAAGCTGACTTATGTCCATATCCAAAGTCCAGACTTCTAGTGAACGTCCACCCAGCGCCTTGTAAGGAATTAAAATCAGGCATTTTAACCATGTGCACTTCTCTTTTAAATTCTTTGTAAATAAGCCCTTTCATCTTCCTGAACTCACCTAGCCATTCTTGAGCAAATGAGTCTTCGTCCATTTCCAGTTTAGCGGCGTCAATTTCTTCTTTTAAAAGATAAGGATTGTCGTAAGAAGTAAAGTGGTGATAACTCCAGTCCTTCTTCTTCATTTCTGATAACTCTTTAAAATGATTGAATCCGTTGGGTGTTGAGATAAACATAACATCTGCTCTACTGTCTGCCAGAGTAGGTCTTATTACATGCCATGTGCTATCCCACTTGTCTATGAAAGCTACCTCATCAAACACACAAAAGTCTATTCTTACTCCTCGTAAACTATCTGGATTGTCCGCACCCTTTAATAATATTCTTGACCCGTTTTTAAAATAACACGCTAATTCTGTTTCGTTTTTCTTTACCAATGCACTTTTAGGAATTAAATCACCCAACATCTGCCACATGATTGCTTTACTCTGTTTATAAGTTGGTGATATGTACCAAATTTCTATCTTCTTCTTACACGCTAAATCAATCATCTTTAACGCCACTAGGGTACTCTTGCCAGCTCTACGTCCGCAATTTATTACTTGATATCTGTGATTGTCGTCCCAAACTTTTGATTGCCAAGAACTAAGCCTTATCTCCATTCTTGATTATAACAAGACCGTCCATCTTCTCATCTTTGCTTGTTATATCCTGTCTTTCTCTCATACCATGATTGCTTTGTAGTAATAATTTAATGATACTTGCGTTGATTTCTTTACCTCCATATATGCCATCGTTTACCAATTGTTTTTTTTGAAAAGCCTTTATTTTCCTAATGGCGTTGGAAAATTTCTTGTGTTTCTTTGCCCATTCGTATAATGTCGTTTTATTTACTGCCAGTTCTATGGCCAAACCTTCAACCATTGGCAAATTCATATTCTGTCCACCAGTTGTCTTTAGATACTCGTCTACAAAATCACAATATTCCTCTTTATATTTGCTAGGGCGACCAACCTTATTACTCATATTTTATTTAAATAACAATAATCTCCATACAGTTTAGTGGCCTTCTCATTGTATTTTAGAGCCGCTTCTTCTGCAGTTAAGAATCTGCCAAGATTTAAGTCTTTCCTATCAATGGATATAGAAGCCTTCCACTTTCTTGCTTGCTTATCCCAAGATACTCCTTTAAAGCCCGATTTGTTATTCCTTTGTTTTTCCTTGTGAGCGTTGTTCTGAGAACTGCTTACTAACCTAAGATTAAATTTTCGATTATCTAATTTATTAAAGTTTTTATGATCCACGATCTTTCCTTCTATATCGACTCCACTCCTTTCCAACACCAACCTATGCATCTTTTCCGACCTAACTTTATAATTTCCAATATTAAAGGTTCTTTGAGCATATCCACCAGAAAGATGCCACTTGAACTTACTAAGACACTCAAAATCCTCTCGATCAATAAGTATTCTTATTCCTGACTTTGTTGATATTATTGGCCGGCCTGCTGTCATTCTTTATTCTAGCACGCTTCTCTTTTAACTTCATCTTTAACTTCATCTTCCTTTCGTGGTGTGAATAATCATTTTGGCTAACCCACCTCTCATCAAAACTTATATCACTTAATCCGTTGCCGGTTGGTAGTAGTCTTTTAGGTATTGTCCGATAATTCTTTTTAGGTATTTTTATTTCTGCCATATCTAACAACTTTGCTAAATTTGGCAAACCTTTCTTTTTAAGATATTGAGACAAAGTCACAGTATCTTCCTCACCAAAGTCTATCCCATACTTTTTCTCAATTTCTTTTAGTTTCATTTAAATATGTTTCCATGTATCACGACGCACTATACGTGAAATCGTAGTTTGCCAAACATTAAACATTTTTGCAATTTCAACTTGTGTTGTTCCCTCTTTTTCCAACTTTCTTATTTTCAGTACCTCATCTCTTTTTAAACGACTTAACCCGCATTTCTCACCGGGAAGGGAACCTTTGGGTTTAAATCTTCCCATCTTAATTGCATATAATATATTGTGAGACATATCGCACCATTCTAAGTTTTCAACACTATTATTTTTTGTATTACAATCAATATGGTTTATTACATTTTTACCTTTGGGTTGAGGAATAAATGCCAAAGCAACCATTCTGTGAACCAAGACAAATCTAGTTTTTCTATTTTTATAACAACTACAAAGTTCATACCCCCTATTATTTAAATGGGTTTTTCTCATTATATTCCTGTGCTTACTAAATACCCGTCCTTTGCTAGATATTAAATATCCATTTTCATACCCAACAACATCCTTAAAAACTTCTTCCATGTTTGTATTATACAAGCTCTTTTGCATAATATCAATCCTTACTTCTTAAACAACCCCCTGGCAAATTCTACAGTAGCTTCCTTCTTGCCCTCGATTTTACTTATCAATCTTTTAAACCTTGTAGCTCTTAGTTTGTCTATTCTAAACTCTAAATGTAAAGGGCTGGACTTCTTACAGGCTTTCTTCCAAGTTTTAGCCCACTTATCTCTTAAGTGTTTTAAGTCTTGTTTAAGTAGAAAAAGCTCTTTTATTTTTAGTTGTTTCATAAAATCTTCTCATAAAGGATAACCGCCCCGCATTTAATCATGTCAAACAATCCATAAGGGAAAAACTGTGTACCATCATTGTTATGTTGCTCTTTTCCATGTCTATCAATAACACTTTTTCTAAAAACATCAAGATTAACAATCACATACCGTGCAATTTTTGTATTATCTTTATTCCGCCATGCGTAAAAATAATAATCACCAAACCCGCTTCGCAATTTATCTATCTCTGTTTCTTTCCCAAATCGACTTCTACTCCTGATTGTAAAATCCGCAAATCTTTCAAAATATTCACTATTTCTAATTCTTACCGGTATTTTTACATCTTGAAAAGAAAATACAGCGTCAAATCCCTGCTTCATGTCTTCTTCGGGCGTTGCTTCTCTCAATTTGGTAAAAATATAACTATACCTGTTCAAAATTCTTCTAATTTCGTAAAGGTGTTGATTATTCAATTCCTTTATTTTGTTGTCAATAGTATTCATACCTCATTCCCCCATACATCCCATCCATCAGGCTTGGTTCGAGCAAATAACTCTATTCTTGGCAAGTCTCCTACTAATTGGACAATCTTATTCCTCACAATGGCGGGTTTCTCGCTATGTTTTCCTTTAGGCTTATAAATTATTTGAGAAACACTAGCGTCTTGTCTTGGTATCGTTCCCCTCTTGCCGATAACACAAATCTCAGCATTACTCCTTGTCCATGCCCCCAATCCAAAGGCAAAGTCAGAACCACTCTTCTGGCTCTTAACCCAAGTGAACCCGACAGTAGAATACTCAAACCCCCAACACCTTAAAACGTCTATAAAGTTGTCCAGCATTGGAAAGGTGACCCACATAAAAAGAATACAGTCGTCCGCCGCTAAATCTCCTACTGGTAGTTGACAAATCTTCTCCAGACTCATGGTTGGATAGTGTTGGGACTGATTTTTGAAGCCACCCTCATAGTATTTCCACGGCGGGTCGGCATAGATGATGTTGTACTTCCCTTCCATTAGCATAGGAAGTTCCGGTGTAGCGGGTATTGCCTTAGAAAACCACCTGTTAAGACATCTATTTATCACCTGCCTAGAACTTCCAATCGCAAAACAGTAGCCAGACCAAGTCTTGTCCACTGGAACAAAAGTTCCACTGGATGTTCTTTTTCTTTCTTCCGCACTTACCGATAAAATTGCCCTTGCTATCCAAAGTTCTATCCCAAGGTTATAGGTTATCTTCCCCCACTGGACAAGATTGTTTTTCGTTTTCTTAACACTTTCACCATAATCCCACTTTATCGGAATTATTGGTTTCTTTTCTATTACTACTAATTCATTCATATTTATTTAAACACTAAAAAAGCCGGAGACTGAGCAAGCAAGCTAAATCTCCAGCTATCTTAATGTTTGAAATTCGCTTGCTCATATTTTAATTATACCATGCTTGGTGTTGGCCAAAACTTGATACTGCCTTAGTAGATTGACGTAAGATTGAAAACAAAAGGGTTTAATAAATAAAGTATTAATATCATCTTGTTTACCAGTTGTCTCTCTGCAAGATTAAGCTTACTCCCTGTCCCAAACTACCCCTTAGGATAGAAGGCGTGCCCCAGAGTGCTAGAGGGTTACCACTGCACATTTTCAACTTTATAAATTCGACTGCCATGAGTGAGTCGAGTTGAGTTGAGTTACCTTATTTCACTGCTTTTTAAAGGTGTTGTCCCCTTGTTGGCTCCTCTAGTGAACACTGGCAACTAAGTGATAGTTGAGTTATGAACCTCCCGCTTTAAAAAATAAAACGGAATTGTAAGTGGCATAAAAAATACCGCCTTCGTTGTGCGGTATATGCTCACGAAAGACGGTGTTGATTTGATTATAGCAAAGAAAAATAGCATATACCATATATAACTACTATCCCTTATCCCCACCTATTAATCAAGTACCTAAATTGCTCCTAATTGCTTCTAATTTATTTTGCCTTATTTAAGGAACGTTCTACATAGGGTTTAAAGAATGCCCAAACAGCTTTCCAGCTAACTTCGGTATATTCTCCGTCTTTATCTCTCCAAGTATCAACCCATTCACCTTGCTCGTTCTCGTAATCTTTTTTTATTTCTTTAAGTGTTTTCATAGTGTAGGAGCGGGGGTTTTGTGTCTTTTTGGTTGGCTTTTCCCTGCCGTTGAGCTTTCCCCGCCGTAAGCTAACTATCCTACATGATATTATAACTTATTGGCTTACCATAGATATATGGTCTATCAAGTTAGGCTCTTATCACGCACCTAACTCCGCAAAGGTTGGTAGAAGATACTTGAATCGTAAAGCGGACGAGAGCAAGTCTTTTTTTTGTTATACTTTCTTATTACCATAATCCTCACGTGCGGTTATGGTTAGATTCAAGGATTGGGTCTTGAATGACAAGGGTTTCCCCTAAACGGAATAATTCCCTTTGTAAATCACTACACAAAAATCAGACGTGTATATGTAGTGGTAGCCCAACGTAATCCCCAAGTTCCTTTGTCGGTCTTGGGGGTTGACACTAGACACATAACAATCCCTGTGATAAGATAAAGCATGAAACAGTACGAGCCGGAGTATTTGGAAAAAATGAAAAAAGTGGAAAAGGTATATCAGCTTTATAAGAAAAGTTTACCAAAAACAAAGATTGCAAAAATCGTTGGAATAAGTGTGATGCAGGTTTATAGATTGTTAACAATAAAAGGTGTTAGATTTGGAAAATTAAACAACAAGGCAAGACTAATTAATATTAACAAAGAGGACATTTTTATTTATGATATTCCCGGCTACATTGGAATTTATGGAATTACTAAAACCGCAAGAATTTTTAATTTAAAGCACAAAAGAGAGTTAAAAGGCTATAGTTCTGGTCAAGGATATAGAGTGGTAGGTTTATATAAAAACGGGAAAAGCCATATAAAGGGCGTTCATAGACTTCTTTTAGAAGTATTCAAAGAAAAACCCAAAAGTCGAGAGTTTCTAGAGGTTAACCACAAAAATGGAATTAAGGATGATAACCGCCTTGAGAATTTAGAATGGCTTACACGAAAAGAGAACATTGGCGATAGTTACACCAGACCAAGAATGAATTGGCAGACTAGAGAATTACAACCGCCAATGAGAAGTAAATTATCTTCTTGACATAACAATGGCTGTTATATTATACTGAAGTTACTCGAAGCAGGTAACATTACAAATTTAAAACCGACATGAACACTAAAAGAATCAAGGTAATCAGTCACCTAGATTGGACTGATAAGTTATTTGATAGCGAAACTTTGCAATGTATGGCTGACGCTAAAAGGGACGAATTAAGGGAAGACGGAATTTGCACTGATACTGAATATGAAACGGTTAAAGTTGGAGATAACAAAGGGAGTGTAATACTATGAGAATAAAAATAGAAGATATGAGAGATTGGCTTAGAGATTATTACAACGAAAAGCCATTTCTAAAACTTCACAAAATAGACATTGAAGACATGGAAGAATTTTTTGTTGCAGAAGAATATGTAAGATTAAAATTTAATGATAAAAAATGAATAACTGGTATCAAATCATGTTACAAAAATACGAAGACGGCAACAAAAAACAACGCCATGCTGTTAATGAAATCATGGAAGTAAATGGTTATAAGAAGTTTACTGAATGGGATTTAGGACACGAAGAAGTAGCAAAGGCTTTTTATCCTACCTTTAATGATGGCGGAGAACTCCACGACTGGCATAATAATTCAATGTTTAGTTAATTTAGTTAAAAATTTATAAAAAAAATATGACAAACAAAAAAGCATTTTTACCAAATGATTACACCGTTCCTGAAAGTGGAAGCAATTATTTAAAATTTCCTAATGAGGGAAGTTACAAATTTAGAATAATGTCTTCACCTATATTAGGTTTTGAAACTTGGGTTGATGAGAATGGTAAACAACGCCCACCCCAAACAAGACCACAAAAAGGCGATAAACCTTCAAGAAAAAGAATGGATGAAAATTGGGAAACTTCTGAATTTCCTTATCCAGAGAAAATTAAGCATTTTTGGGCCATGATTGTCTGGAATTACGAACTTGAGAAGGCTCAAATCCTACAACTAACTCAAAAGACTATCCAGAAGCCTCTTAGAGCCATCGCAAACGATGAAGACTGGGGTTCACCTGTTGGTGAAGACGGATACGATATTGTTGTTACCAGAACAGGGCTAAGCTTAAACGATACTGAATATTCTGTAACTCCTAAGCCCAAAAAGAAGTTAGAAAAAGGGATAGAACAGTTTGTTAAAGATTTAAATATTAATCTTGAAGCACTCTTTTCCGGTGGCGATCCTTTTGTAAGCAAAGAAGACGCAATTTCCGCAGAAGATATAAAGGAGATTGATAAAAATCTATAAAAAACTCTTGCTTAAAAGCAAGGGGAGGAGTGGCGGTTAAAACGCAAGTTGGACACTGCTTCTCCCCTTGAGTTTAAATAATTTTAAACAAACTATGAAAACCGATAAAAGAACAACTGGCTACAAGGAACTTCGTGATAGAAGAATGTTAGTAGTTATTTACTTCTTTTTAAGTCTTGCTTTTACATTTATAGCGTTGAGTATAGGTAAGAAGTTAGTGTTTGAGGAATATCCTTTAAACCCAATGCCAAAGAGTTTTGAAGAGAGAAGAGAGAGAAGTATAAGCCCAACGCCTACTGACGTTCCCAGTAAGCCTTTAAGCAACGACCCAATAGACGTTATTAGAAGCATTGGTGAGGAGTTAGGTTACTCAAACGAGGTAATAAAAAACATGATAGGAATTGCTAGGTGTGAAAGTTCCTATAGAGAAGGCGCTGTCAATGTCAATAGAAATGGATCAATGGATAGAGGTATCTTTCAAATAAACACTGTCCACGCCATATCTAATAAAGACGCTTTCGATTGCTTGAAAAACATTAGATTCGCCTACGAACTTTATAGAGACCAAGGATTTAGACCATGGCTGAGTTCTGTTAAATGTTGGATTTAATAAACAAAAGTGAAAAAAGTTAATAATATGAAAACCAAGAGAAAAGACGTAACAAGATGTAGTGTTAATGCTAAACTCAAACAATGTGCAAAGCTAATAGACAAAGTACATGAGTATTTGGATGTAGTGGACGAAGAAACAACATTTAATACTACAGGAGCGCTTGATGCTTTTTTAAGAGCAGAAGATTTGCTCAATAAACTAAGCCTTGAATTATTAAAAATTTATAAAGGAAAATGAAAACACTAAAAATAACATCTAAGGATGTAAAAGATACTAATTATTATTGGAAAGAATACATTGGGAAAACCGATGTATCAGACTATGATGGAAATATAGAGATAGAGGAAAATCTGGGATATGTACGGTTCAGTGGTAATGTTAAAGCAAAAGGGTACATATTAGCCAAGGCAGGGAGTGGAATTAAGGCAGGGTGGGGAATTGAGGCAGGGAGTGGAATTGAGGCAGGGAGTGGAATTAAGGCAGGGGATGGAATTGAGGCAGGGAGTGGAATTGAGGCAGGGGATGGAATTAAGGCAGGGTGGGGAATTGAGGCAGGGTGGGGAATTGAGGCAGGGAGTGGAATTGAGGCAGGGAGTGGAATTGAGGCAGGGGATGGAATTGAGGCAGGGGATGGAATTGAGGCAGGGAGTGGAATTGAGGCAGGGTGGGGAATTGAGGCAGGGTGGGGAATTGAGGCAGGGGATGGAATTGAGGCAGGGTGGGGAATTAAGGCAGGGGATGGAATTGAGGCAGGGTGGGGAATTGAGGCAGGGTGGTTTGTCAAATGTAAACTAAAACTCAATATTGGTCTAAGGATATTTGCTGGTTTATGTTTGTGGAGAGAACCAACAGAAGATGAAATGAAGATTGAATGCGGGAAGTTGGTTAAAGGTAAGGTTTGTTACGGAAATTTAATTGAAACAGGATTGCCTAAAAAGAAAAGTAAACCCAAAGAGATAGTTAAAGAAATAATCATAGACGGAGTTACTTTTGTACCTAAAGTTAAAAATTTATAAAGGAAAATGAAATGATTGAAGATAAACTATACAAGGCGTTGGCTTTGGTGTTACTGGAACCACGCAAAGATGAGTATGGAAACGAGGTGCAAAGTCCATTAAAGTTCGCAATAGAAAAGTGGGCAAATGAAAATAGGGAAGATATCGCAAGTGCTATTGTTAAGAATCTGGGGATTGATGAATTAGCTGAAAAAGTTGCAACTCAAATTGTTGGGGAATTATCTAAGAGTAGCTCTTGGCAGACAAATTATGCGAGAGAAAATCTTAATGAAGCTGTTATGAAGAAAGTAGCAGAAAGACTTGCAGAGATACAAATTAAAAAATTAAAATAAAATGAATAAACTAAAACCCAAGAACGCAGTTCCTGCAAGTGATGCTTTTAAAGAAGAAATGCCTAGAGAAGAACCTTGTTTCTTTTGCGGGAAACAAGATGGTAAGCATAAATCAAATTGCCAGATGGTTAAAACTGCAGAAGATTCGTGAAAGGGAGGATTGGGAGTGGAAATGAAATACTCAATCTCAGACTTTAAGAGCCTTCCAGCGATGCAGATGGAGAGAGTAGTGGAGATTGATCGTTTTGGATTTGTTGTTCATCGTTATAAAAGAGCTAAAATTAAAAACTCCCTAAGAACCCAAATACTAAAAGAATTAATCTTACTTGCAAACACGAATGCAAGTAAAAAAAAGAAGAAATGAAACAAAAATTTATCAAAAAAGCTAACATGTGGCTAGTCTCAATCCCTAAAATTGTAAAAGGAGATAAACAAGGGCAGGAGTTCCATTGGTTTTCTTTTGAAAAAAAAGCATTAGAATTTATAAAGGAGAAAAGTGAAAAAAAAAATAATTAAATGGATTGTATGGAGATTGCCACCAAGAATTTTATATTGGGCAGTTATTAGAGGCTTTGGCGATGCTTCAACTGGTAAGTGGGAAAATAGATTAGTAGCTGATCTTGATTATCCAAAAGTCATGGATGCAATTAGTGAAAAATATAATTTATAAAGGAGAAAAGTGTATAAACATTCAAGAATAGAAATAGTTAACAATGCAAAACATACATGGGGATTAAAGGGCATAATTACACCACAAATGGTCATTGATATGCTTCTAGAGAAAAAAGACTGGCCACAAAAAAGAGATGAGTATTGGAGTATTACTGACGGGGGAAGTATTTATGCTAGTTATTGGGAAAATCAAGAAAGTGAAAGAGATCTTAAAACTTTTGGCAACTGTTTTCGTACAGAAGCAGAAGCAATAAAGATGAGGAATCGTATTAAAAAGTTACTGGAGGGGAAGTGAAAATAAAAATAACTAAACCAATTAAACTAATCATTGCAATATTCGCTTTGGCTTTAACTTATCGCTGGTATGGTTGGCGAGCAGTGATAATTTTTATTTTGTTCGGCATTGACACAGGAGAGTGGGAATGAAAACTAAGTCTTACACCATAGAAGATATAAAGAAACTTCCTTGTATGAAGATGGAGAGACACATCACTAATACCAAGGGGGTTATTAGTAAGGACGATAAACCTTGGCAGATAGAAATTCAAAAAGATATAGACGCTAAAAACTGGTTAAGACATCAACTATTAGAGGAGTTAAAGAAATGACAGACTTAGAATTACAAATAAAAATTCTTGAACTGTTTAGGAATAGTAATGAGTATGCTTATAATTATCGCTATTTTGAGAAAGAAACAGGAGAGCCGAAAGAGAGAATCAAGAAGAGAATGGATATATTGAAAGGATCTGGGTATGTTGAATATGTGAGAGGAATAATTAGTGATGAGGGAGAGGTGATGGGAAGTGGTTTTGCGTTGACTCATAGAGCAGTACAGCGGAGTGTCAGAGAGTGGATAACTCAACTTAAACAGATGTCATTAGAGGAGTTAAAGGGGGAGGGGAAAAAATGAGGTATTTAAGAGTTACTCCTGCTGGTGTATTTGGTAAAGACCACATAAATAAACAAGACTTGTTAAATGTTAAAGATGGGACGATAGATTATTTGTTAGATTTGAGTGAAATGAAATATTTTAATGCTGACGAAAATTGTTGGGAGTTTTTTACTGATGTTAATTCAAAGGAGAAACTTGACCACTAAAACCACAAGGGAGAAAATGGGTGTTGAATACTGGGTATATGAAGCCAGCAAAGGAAGGAATATAGCTGAATGTTGGCAGAATATTAAAAAAGAACAAAAACACCTGTTAGAGAAAAAGATACTAATGGGAGCATCTAAGTGGAAAAATCATGGTCAGAAATTTGGGTATTGGAAGTATTTTAAGAAGGAAGAGAAGGGTCGTATTGTAAAGAAAATACTAAAGAGAAGGCCAAGGGTTGTATCTGGCCCAGGTGATTATAAAAGGGGGTTTAATGATTGCAACGAGGCATGGAAAACATATTTATATACTTTGAAAGGAACAACTAAATGATTGAAACTATGAAAATTGTTTTTGCAACACTTTGTTTAATTGATGCTGTTTTAGCTTTTCTTCGTGGAGATACAAAAGAGGTTTTGTTGTGGTTAATACTTTTCAACATAATTAAATGAAAATACCTAAAAAGTATTTACCTAAAGGAAGAGGACAGAGTAAAAAAGTGTTTAAAGAAGTTTGGCATATTAATGGAGGTAGGGTGAAGTTTGACGAGACATGGGATGAATTTAAAGGTTTTAAGAGGACTAAGGGGTCTAAAAAGTTGACAAGGAAATAGTTATTAATTATAATAATCAAGTATGGTAAAATTAAGAAAATTTAAGTGTAAGAGATGTGGTCATAAATGGATACCACGAATGGCAAAGCCTAGAGTATGTCCTGGTTG